ACCATTAGGCTGGAGCATTTTGAAGGCGAGGAATGCTGGATTAGTCTGGACCTGGCGGAAAAGAGCGACATCGCCGCGCTTTGCCTGATTTTCAAACGTGGCAACAAGTTTTACGTGTTCTTCCGCTTCTATCTCAACGAGTACGAAGCGGAAAAAAAGGAGAACGACCACTACCGACGCTACGCGTTGCTCGACGAGCTGCACATCAATCCAGGCAACGCCACTGACTTCGATGTGATCCGCTCCGACATCGAGGCGTTCGCCGCCCGGTTCCGGGTCAAGGAAGTGCCGTACGACCCGAAATTTGCCTCCTATTTCGTAGCGAAGTTGATCGAGAAAGGCTTACCGATGGTCGAGATTTCCCAAACTTCGACACACTTCACCATGCCGATCATCGAGATCGAGAACAAGGTACTGACTGGAGACCTGGTCCACCAGGGCAATACGTGCATGGAATGGATGATGGGTAACGTCGTTCTGCGGGAGTCGAAGTTCAGCGGGCTTAAACATCCGACCAAAGAAAAGCCGAGTGAAAAAATTGACGGCCCCGTTGCCATGCTGATTGGCATGGGCCGGGCGCTCGTGTTTGTCGATGATCGTATCGACCAAGGCTTCGTGGGGCTTTAATGTGGAAAATATTTAATGGTTTTTTTGGCGGAGATGCAGTCGAGCAGGCGCCTATGTCAGCGGTGGCGCACAGCTTTGATGTCCCTGGCAGCGCCGAGTCGGATGTGCAGACGTCTGCACGGATCGCCAACGCCACCCAAGTGATCAAATCCAGTGACCCGCAGGTAATCGCCGTTCTGGGCGGCACCGCATCGGCGTCGGGCTTTGCGGTTACGCCGCAATCTGCGATGCGAGTTTCCGCAGTGTACGCAGGGGTGCGGCTTCTTGCCGGCACCCTGGCGTCAATTCCGATCTCGGTTTATCGGGAGGTGGACGGTGCGCGTGAAAGTATCCAGCCAGAATTGTGGTGGTTGTTGAACGAACAGCCGATCGGTAACTGGACTGCAGCTGCAATGTGGAGCTGGATAATGCAAAGCCGGATGTTACGCGGCGACGGCTACGTCGAAATCGTCCGCGCTGGCGCCGCGATAAAGGCGCTGCGTCCTCTTCATCCCGATCGCGTTAGCGGAAAGAAGCATGGCGACTTCTTGATTTACACGGTTTGCGACGACGAAGGCCGGGTTTATGCAGTGCATCAGGACGACATGCTGCACTTCACTGGTTTCGGATTTAACGGCACGCACAGCATGTCCGCGATCCAGTGGGGGGCTTTCCAATCCATTGGAGTCGCGTTAGCGGCGGACACCTTCTCCGGGAACTTCTTCTCCAATGGTGCGGCGCCTAAGCATGTCATCAAGGCAGGTGCGCGCATGGAGCCTGAACAGGTCGAGCAGCTGCGCGACGAATACAAGAAGCGATACGCCGGCGTGAACAACGCTGGCCTGCCGATGGTGCTCACGCAAGGTCTCGACATCCAAGAGATGAGCATGACGGCAGGCGATGCTCAGCTTCTTGAATCGCGGAAATTCCAAGTGATCGACATCGCCCGCGCCTTGGGGGTTCCGCCGCACATGATCGGCGCCCAGGAAACCACTACTTCATGGGGAAGCGGCGTGCAGCAGCAGACACTGGGGTTCATCAAATTTTCGATGCAGCACCATCTCGACGTTATCCGCCAGGAGCTTAACCGCAAGCTGTTTCGTCGCGCTTCTCCGTTCGTCGAGCACCGGATGGAATCTCTGCTGTCCGGCGATTCAAAGGCCGAGGGCGAGTACATGCGCCAGTGTATCGGTGGCTCGCAAGGCCCTGGATGGATGACCGTGAACGAAGTGCGACGCATCAAGAATCTGCCACCTGTCGACGGCGGCGATGTGCTGTTCCGTCCGGATAAGCCGGCTCCGCAGGCCGAAAAAACTAAGGATGAAAATGAAAAAGATAGTGCAACTGATCCGGAACAACGCGACGCGAACCCCGGCAGTGATCCGCTCGGAGACTGACCCGGAGACGCTGTTCCTGTATGACGTGATCGACCCATATTGGGGAGTGGGCGCTGCCGCGTTCAACAAGGAACTGGGCGGCATGCATGGCAAAAAAGTCACCCTGCGCGTGAATTCGCCAGGTGGCGATGTTTTCGACGGTCGCGCCATGGCCGCTGCGATTGCCCAGCACGGAAACGTACACGCGGTGATCGAAGGACTGGCCGCCAGCGCGGCGACTTACGTTACTGCAGCGTGCGCGACCGTGACCATCGCCGCCGGCAGCTTCTACATGATCCATAACGCCTGGACAATGGCGTATGGGAACAAGGACGATCTGACCGAGACTGCTGCGCTCCTCGGAAAAATTGATGAATCGATTGTTGCCGACTACATGCGCAAGACCGGCAAAGCACGAGACGAGATTGCGGCATGGATGAACGCCGAGACTTGGTTCACGGCAGATGAGGCCGTTGAAAACGGGTTCGTGGACTCTATCACCGGAACCGCCAAGGTCGAGAACAGATGGAATCTTTCGGCCTACAGCAATGCTCCGCGGATTGCGCCGCCCGAGGACGCCATCCCCGATTGGGAAGCTGTCCGTCAGCGCAACCTTAACCGGCTGCGCCTCCACGAAATCGGATAACGCACTCGCGCAATCCTGACCTTAGCCGCCTTGAGCGGCTTTTTTTACGACCATCATTAAAGGAAAAAGATGAAATCGATTCAAGCATTGCGCGAGGAACGTCAGCAACTCGCGAAGGAAGCACGCAACCAGATGAGCCAGAAAGGCGATCGCCTGTGGACGAAGGACGACCAAGCCATTTTCGATGCGCGCAGCGACAAGATCGAAGCGCTTGAAACCGAAATCTCGAACATTGAAAAAGTCATGGCGCTCGATATCGAAGAGCACAACCGCGACGTCGAGCATTTCCGTACCAACCCCGGTGCCCGCGCCGAGAACAACAAATCCCGCGTCCTGTTTGCCAAGCTGCTGCGCGAAGGCCCGCAGGCAATGTCGAGCGAAGAAATGAAGGAAATTCGCAATACGATGTCTGTCGGTACGCCGGGGCAGGGCGGCTACACCGTACAGACCGACGTGGCCAAGGAGCTGATCGACTCGCTGAAGGCTTACGGCGGCATGCGAAACGTTGCATCGAGCATCACCACGTCCCAGGGCAATCCCCTGAGCTACCCAACTTCCGATGGCACCTCCGAAGAAGGAGAATGGGTTCCGGAAAACACGCAGGCGTCGTCCGCCGATCCGACCGTTGGTGCGGCCAGCCTGGCCGCCTTCAAAGCAAGCTCCAAGATCATCACGATCCCGATGGAACTGCTGCAGGACAGCTCGATCGACATCATCGCGATGGTCGTCAAGCGTATCAATGACCGCATTGGCCGCACGATGAACAAGGGCTTTACCAGCGGAACTGGCGTCGGCCAGCCCACGGGATACACGACGGTAGCGCCAATCGGAAAAATCGGCGCTACTGGACAAACCGTCTTGGTCACTTGGGAAGACCTGGTCGATCTGCAAGAGTCCATCGATGCGGCTTATCAGGACGCAGGGAACTGCCGCTTCATGATGCACCAACAGACCCGCAAGATGGTCCGCAAGCTCAAGGACAGCGCCGGTCGCCCTATTTGGGCCGATTCGTACGAGGCCGGTATCAAGACCGGCACCCCAGCCCAACTGCTGGGCGACGATGTCGCCATCAACAACGACATGGCACAGCCTGGCGCGAACGCCAAGTCGATCGGATACGGCGATTTCTCCAAATACATGATCCGCGACGTTCTGGAGCTGCTGCTGTTCCGCTTTGAGGACTCGGTCTACACCAGCAAAGGGCAAGTCGGTTTTCTGGCATGGGCGCGTGCGGGGGGCAATCTGCTCGATCTGAACGGCATCAAGGTCTACCAGCATTCCCTAACCTAAACAGCGGCGCCCCAGGTCGCGAATCTGCAACTTGGGGCAACAGGAGAATTCAATGTCCAAAAAAACGATTGTTGCAACCCGTCTGGATACGACAGAGTCGCCGCCTGACGATAAGCCGCAGCTCGATGCAATGACCCCACGGCTGGGCGATACAGTTCAGCCGGACGCGGCACCGGTCTTCTACGATGAAGGCCATTCGGCGTCACTGGAATTCGTCCGTGTGCGCGTGCTGGTCCAGTGCGAGCATGGCAATTGCAACGACGTCGTCGAACTCGATGCCGCGTTGCTCGATGGCCTGGTCGGCGTTGTCGATCCAGATCCTTCCGCAGTCGAGTACGCCCTTAGTCTGGCGAGCGTGTACCGATGACTATTCGACTTCTCTGCGGGTACGCGAACTATCCCGCGAACGCAATCGTCATCTTGGATACCGGAACAGAAGCAGGGCTGGTCGCCGAAAAGATGGCGACTACGAATCTAGCCGGAGGTACGCCTCATTACCCTGCGCCGACTGTTGGCCCGATAGAAGGCGACGGTGTGTTGCAAAGGAACAGCCGTACCAAGCGTCGGAGGATGGCCAATATTAAGGGCGCGGCGAAGTGGTTTGGTAGCGCTATTGCCGGCGTGACCTTTGGCGGGCTTCTTGCGAGTGCGTCCACGTACCGGGCGACATGGGGCCTGACCTGCGTTGCCGAGGCCCCGTTCTACGCTGTACAGCTGGTGTATGTCAATCTGGCCAATAACCAGATTACCGGGCTGAGAGCAATCGCCGGCGTGACCGAAACGGTCGCACTCAATGTCCTGGCGAATCTGTGCAAACCGGTCATCAACGGCGTTACATACGGCGTAATGGCTGCTCCAGGCACGGTCAACGGATTTTTTCCGTTGACCTGGGGCGGCGCACCGACGCCCACGATTCCGGCGTCCGCAACGTCGACGCAAATCGTTGCGTCGGATGTTCTCCCGCTCAATTCGGTCCCGCGCGCTGACGTTCCTGGCGGCCTTAACGCGGCTGTATTCCGCATCGATCACGATCCCGCAGTGGGTGGAAAATTTTGGTTTGTGGCGGCATCGCCGGCGATGCGTACGGCTACTTTGGAGAATCGCGGCCGGATCATCCAGACTTTTAACTACGGTGCAGACGCGTTGACTAATCCGGGTCTCAACCTCGCTCTCAGCGCTGAATCGCACCTGATTTTCCCGATCTTTCATTATGCTGTGCCTTCAATAACGTGTGTTGTGGCGACAGATTCGACCGGGCAAAACGACCAACTGGTCAGTGGTATTTTTACGTCGTGGGGTTACCGTGGATGTGCCGATGCATCCACTCCAGCGCGTCCGGTTAATTACGTAAATCTCGGCTGTTCCAGCAAAGGCGCACCGGAATTTTGGGCACGCACGCAGGAATTGGTCGCCGCCGGCATCATCCCGGACAGATTGGTAATCAGCCCGGCATCAGTGAATGACGGCTATGTGATCGCAAATCTGGCGCGTACTTTCGCAGAGCACAGAAGCCGCGCTATGGAGATTGTTCGCTTTGCGCGCGCAAACGGTATTGCTCATGTGTGCTTCATCCCGCTGCTGCCCTACAACGACCTTAATGCCCTTCAAGATCGTTACCGAGTGGAGTTCAACGCATGGCTTGGAACGGTAGCGGGCGCAAGCGTTCTATCGTTTCCTGGCATCGGTGACGGTGCAGTGCCAGAGCGCTGGGTTCGCGCGATGAACCACCAGGGCGACAAATTTCATCCGAGCGAATTCTGCATTGAAACAGTCATGGCGCGCGCTTTGACCGCATATCTCAACAACGTCGGATAGCCACCATGACCACGCGACTTATTACTCCACCGGTGGGCATGGCGGTGTCGCTTTCTGCCGCGCGCAGTGCGGCGCGGCTCAACGGAAGCGACTTTGATGCTGAGCTGGAAATCGACATCCTCGCAATTACCGAAGACGCGGAGTTTGAGATGCAGCGGGCGATCATCACGCGGTCGTACCTGGCAACGCTCGACCGGTTTGAAAACAGGGTACGCCTGGCGCCATCGCCAGTGCAATCGGTAACGAGCGTTAAGTATCTTGACATCGAAGGTGTTGAACGCACAGTTCCGACGGAGGATTACTTCGTCAACACGGTAGCGACGCCTGGCTGGGTCGAGCCGGCGCTCGGGAAGCAGTGGCCGGCAACCCTGCCACGAACTGGCGCTGTCACCATTGAGTTCGTGAGCGGCTACGGCCTCACTGATGCCTCGACGCCAGCGCCGATAAAGAAGTACCTGCTGGCGAAAATTAAGGAAATGTACGCGCCGGCAGGCACTGCTGTGTCGCCGCATCTCGTACGCCTTCTCGACGCATTCAAGGTGTACAGCTGACATGAAGACTTTCACCGAAAACGACAAGGTCACGATCGAGCGCCGCGCGGCAGGACGTCATCCGGAGTACAACACCCCGCTTGATAGCTGGGTGGTAGTCGAATCGCGAATATGGGCAAATGTGCAGGACATCCTGCCCAGCCGCGCGGAGTCGACAAACGACGGCCTGCGCCTGGCGTTGCAGCGATCGCGCCTGCGAATCCGCAATAACAGCGCGATCACTGCCGAAATGCGCGTGACGTTGCATAGCCGGGGTGATCGATTGATGCAGATCATCGCCGGCCCCGCGCTCTTGGATGACCGGGAGCGGAGCGAATATATCTTGGAGGGCTATTCAATATGAACAATAACCGAAATATTTCGGGCGGCGCCGAGCTGGACGCCTTTCTCCAGCAAGTGTCCGTAAAGGTGGAAAAGAACATCATGCGTTCAGCGCTGCGCGCTGGTGCGAATGTGTTTAAGGACGCAGCGAAGTCGCAAGTGCCTGTTGAACTCGGCGCGCTGCGGCGAAGCATACGGGTTAATACGGGCTACAAGAAGGGCCGCGTAAGTGCCTCCGTTAAGGCGGGGAACAAAAAGGCGTGGTACTGGCACTTCGTCGAATTCGGTACTGCTCCGCACGTGATTAACGCAAAGCGGGCATCCGCGCTCGCTTTTGGCGGCACTGTTACCCAGCGCGTCCAACACCCGGGCGCTCGTCCTCATCCGTTTCTCCGACCGGCGATGGACGGCAAGGCGGATGCGGCGATCCACGCGATCGGCACTCAGATTCGCAAGCGATTGACCGTGGAAGGTTTGAATGTCCCGGCACCGGAGGACAGATGAAAATCAGGATGTCCATTTCAAAGCCGGGTTCAATCGATGGCGTCAACGTTATTGACCTCGTGGCCGGCGTTGAATACGAAACGGTCGATTCCCCGCGCGGTGATCGGCTCGCCCAGTACCACATCCGCCGTGGCGATGCGGTCGAAGTGCTGCGGGACGACGTGGATATCGATGTGGCCGCTGGAGCAGTCGCGGTTGACCTGACGCCTCAGCCGAAATCGAAAGGGAAAGGTTCCGGGAAATGAGCGCGGTGAAAGTCATTCGTGCCCTCCTCATTGACCATGCGCCGCTGGCGGCGCTCATCGAAGCCGGCAGCATCTATGCCGGCACAGTTCCCGTTGGCGTCATTCCGGCGATAAGCATCAAGGAAATTACGCGCGTGGAGCTAGGAACGGCCTCACGCCTGCAGGCGAGCGTTCTGGTTACCTCCCGCATCCAAGTCACGGTGCACGCCAAGTCATATCCCGAACAGAAAGCTCTCATGGAGGCGGCCAAGTTAGGCAGTGGCGTGCACACCGGCGTGATCACTGGTGTAGTCGTGCGTAGTGTTTTGCGCGACGTCGTAGGCGCAGATATGTACGACGACGCGGCTGGCTTGTACCAGCAAACGCGCGACTTTAAAGTCGTCTACATCGCGCCAAATTGAATTCCATTTATGACCGAAGAGCCGCTACTTAGCGGCTCTTTTTTTGTCCAGCGTTTTTCCAGCCCGCCCGCTTCGCACTCCGCGAGCGGGCCAATTTATGAAAGGTAGCACCTCATGGCATTTGAAGATGACTTCGATACAGTAGCCGGCACGCAGTTATTTGCTTTTCCGACCAGGCCGACCGACGATACGGCGGTCACGTACGGCGAGCTGAAATGGGTTGAGGTCGGTAGTATTACCAACGTCGGTGGCGTCAAGGGACGTGAATACTCGACCTCGACGCTCTCCACCGTGGGCAATGCGCGCGACCGCGAAAAGAAGGGCTCGTACAAGTTGCCCAATGCCGACTTTGAATGCGCATGGATCGAAGACGATGCTGGCCAGATCCTCATCGAAAAAGGTGCAAACAGCTATGACATTCTGTCGTTCAAACTCGTCAAGCAAAACAAGGCGATCCGTTACTTCACCGCCCAGGTGATGAAATTCGTCGAAAACAATGGCACTAGCAACAACGCAGTGAAAGGCAGCTTCACCTTGCTGCGCCAGAGCGACACCATCACAGCCTAAGCAACATCCCAATCTTATTTTGGCCACGCGGCCAATACAGCATCGGCCTGTCGCTGTCGCCTTCGTGGGCGCAGGGCCGGGCACGAACAACAATTTACTCACAAAAAGAAAGTACACCATGACCAATCTCAAAAAATACGCTCTCGTTCCTACGGCCACTCATCAGCTGCGCGACGGCAATGATGAACCTATGTTCGCTGATGGCCCGGACGGCAAGCCGGACGAATCGAAGCCGATGAACGTGCATGTGTTCGGGCCGGGCACCAAGGTCTACGCGAAGGCGAAGGCAGCGCAGGCGAACCGCAACATGGACCGCTACAAAAAGAAAGGAAAATCGGACCTCACTGCGGAAGATCAAATCAAGGACACTGCCGACTTCCTGGCAGCAGTAACCGATCGCTTCGAGAACATCGAAGTCGACGAGCTGACCGACAAAGCGCTCCACTTGGCGGTCTACAGCGATCTGGAACTGTGCTTCATTCCGGCACAGCTGGATAAGCTGTTGAGCGATACCGCAAATTTTACGAAGGCGTCGCCGGCTGCTTAATTCTGCACGTCCGGCACTGTGCTTGGCTTGGCGCGGTGCCGGAAAATGCTGAAGGTGATAAATCGACAGTCTCCCGTAGGTCTCGGCTCCAAAAGCTCAAGGACGACAATAAGGACGAACGATATCAGCCCGCGATGCCTGACTTGGACTGTGGATCGCATCTATTGGATTACCTGTGGGCTTGGGGCCCGACGCTGTCCGGCAGCATGGGAGAAGGGCCATTGAGCCATTCGGAGCTTGCTGCGTGTCAGCGCAACACGGGTGTCGAGTTGACTGAATGGGAAGCCTCTACGCTGATCAGAATGTCTAGGGCGTACCTAAGCGAGTCGCACCAGGCGACAAAGCGAGATTGCCCGCCTCCGTTCGGGAACGATGAATATCTCAAGCGGGTTCACGTCAAGGAGACAGCGCGGAACCTTGATGATTTTCTCTCGTGATTGCTACACACCGGCCGCTTCGATAGCGGCCATCTTTATTTGGGATCAACATGATCGTTGGCGACATGGAAATTCGGCTGCGTGCCGACATTGCACGGCTGCAGCAGGATATGGATATGGCGCGGCGTGTAGTTTCAGACTCCACTATGGCAATGGGCAGGGCCGCAGACGTACTGAAGGGGGCGCTCGCTGGCGTCTTTGGCGGTGTGGGGTTGGCGCAACTCATTCAGCTTTCCGATACCTACGCCAAATTTACTGCTCAGCTCCGCTTGGCGTCGACGTCGACGCGGGAATATGCCGTTGCGTACGCGGACGTTAAACGGGTGGCGACGACGTCGCAGCAATCCCTTGCTGAGACAGGGGTGCTGTACGCCCGCATTGCTAATGGAACTCGCGAACTGGGCACTTCGCAAAAGCAAGTTGCCGCCATTACTGAAGTCGTAAATTTGTCCCTGAAAGTCTCGGGCGCCGCAGCTTCTGAATCGGCCTCCGCACAGCTGCAGCTTTCGCAAGCATTTTCTTCGGGAACACTGCGTGGCGAGGAATTCAATGCTGTTAACGAGGCGGCACCACGATTGATGAAGGCGCTGGCAGATGGAATGGGCATGCCCGTTGGCGCGCTGAAGAAAATGGCTGAGGAAGGCCAGATCACTTCAAATATCATGGCAACGGTGCTCCCTGATGCGTTGGAGAAGCTGCGCGTGGAGGCGGCCCAGGTGCAAACGATCGGCGGCGCATTTACTGTACTCAAGAACAACGTCATGGAACTGGTTGGCGTGCAGGCGAATGCAAGCGGCGCGGTGTCGGCACTCACAGGAGCCATTGGTCTGCTGTCCAGCAACCTGGCGGGCGTGGCGTGGGCTATGACGACCATGATAGCTATCAAGACGACCACCTGGCTCGCCAGCCTGACTACAGATGCGTTCGCTGCGGTGGCCGCGAAGCGTGCGCTGGCGACCGCCACATTGCAAGCTGCCGTTACAACAACCCAGGCAGCGGCAGTAGCTGCAGCCGCCAAGCTGACGGAAGCCCAGGCCAACGTGAGCGCCACGGCCAGCACCGCTGCGCTCACGACGGCGCGTGTGGCCGAGCTGCGCGCCGCCGTGCTGGCTGCTCAGGGCACCGCTGCGCTGGCCATCACCACCAATGGCTTGATCCCTGCGCAGGCGCGTGCCGCCGCAGCCGCCGAGGCGCATGCTGTTGCACTGGCTGCCCAAGCTGTGGCCGCCGGCGGAGCCACCACGGCGTCCATCGCCAACACGGCCGCAATTACGGCGCAGGTCGGCGCAGCCAGCCTAGCAACGCGAGCCATGGGCATGTTACGTGGAGCGCTGACGCTTGTGGGCGGCCCCATCGGCGCGATCATCATCGCCCTCAGCGCAGGCGCTCTTGCCTGGTCGAAGTGGGGCAAGGATGCCAAGGAATCCAACGAAACCGCGCTTGAGTCGTTTGACGATGCCCACGCGCGCATCGTCAAGGGCCTCGACGAACAGATTGACAAGAACGAAAAACTGCTGCGCTTGAAGAATCTCGGTATGAGCACTGCCGGCGCCGAAAAGGCCATCCCGGTGACTGAGCAACTGGGCGCCGCATCGAGGCGCTTAAATGCCCTCAACACCCGTACAGGTGAGTTCGATCCTAATAAAACAGGAATGAGCAACAACGCAATCGATCGAGAGCGCGAAAAGGTCATGAAAAACATCTTAGAGCTGACCCAGAAAATGCAGAAGGCTGAGCAGACCAGCGCAGCGGTCGCGGCACAGACAACCAACGAGCGTGTGGTCGCCTTCAAGAAGGAATACGCGACCAAGGACGAGCAGATGAAGGCCGAGCTCAAATCTATCGAAGACCTCAAAGGCAAGACAGCCGAGTACGACATGATGGTCAAGCGCATTCAAGACAAGTACGCCGATAAAGGCAATGCCGCCGCAATCAGAAAAGAGGCGACTGCGTACCAGAACCTGATTACGTCGATCGCTGAAAAGGTTGCCGCCAACAAGCTTGAGCTCGATGGTAACGACAAGCTGACCGAATCGCAGAAGATGACAATCAAGCTGAATGCCGAGATCAAGACCGGGAAAACCACCCTGTCAAAAGCGTCCATTGAGGGCGCACGCGCTGAGATCGCCATGATGTCGCTGCAAGAGGACGCCATCGCCGCGCAGGCTCAGTCCTTGGCATTGAAAGACAACGTTGCAAAGGCATCGGCGAAATCGGATGAAGAGACGTTCGATAGGATCAACAACGAAAGGAAGGCACTGGACGACCAGACAAAGGCGCTTGAGCACCAGATTGAAGTGTTTGGCAAAACCGAGGTTGCGGTGGTCGACCTTGCGATTGCGAAGGCCCAGGCCGCGCTTGACGCCGGACCGGCAACGTACGCCGAGATGTTCGCGCTAAACGAAAAAATCGCCAAGCTGGAAAAAATTCGGGAGCTGACGGTCAAGAAGGTCGCGCTCGACCTGGGGGCTGGCGGGGGCGTCGCGGCGGCAAAAGATTTGCTGGAAATTATGACAGCCATTGATGAGGTGACGAAATCAGCCGCAGCCGGCATGGCTGAATCGTTTGGCCGCGTCGGCACGGCTATTGGTGAACTGACCACCGCACTGTCCGGCTACGCGCGCGCTCAGGCCGCCATCGATGCTGAACTGAAGAAATCGACGAAGGACGCCGGCGGCGACCAGGCCATGATTCAACGCGCCAATGCTATCGCCGCACAGCGGTCCGCGCAGCTCCAAGTGCGCTCGTATGGCGACATGGCCAGCGCGGCGAAGGGCTTCTTCAAGGAGAACACGGCGGGCTACAAGGTATTGCACGGCGCCGAGAAGGCTTTCCGCGCTTACGAAATGGCACTTGCAATTCAGAACATGTTGGCAAAGAGCGGGCTGCTGACGGCGTTCACGAGCATGTTCGTCACGAGCAAGGCGACGGAAACGGCGGCGACGGTGGCCAGCGTGGCGCCGGACGTGGCGGCATCGATGACAAAGGGCGCCGCCGCTGCGGCTGTGGGCGTCGCAACGCAGGCGCAGGGCGAACCATGCACGGCGTGGGCGCGCATGGCCGCCATGGCTGCTGTGATGGCCTCGCTGGGCTTTGCAGTGGCGGGGGGCGGCGGTAGTGGCGGCGGGCAGTCGTCCGCTGACGCGCAAAAGCTTCAGGGTACCGGGTCAGTCTTCGGCGACACCGATGCCAAGTCGGAATCGATCGCACGCTCGCTGGCGATGCTGGAAGATCACAGCGGCTCCTTGGTGCCAATTAACCGTGGCATGCTGACCGCCCTCCGCGCGATCGAAGCGTCGATGAAAGGTCTGTCCGATCTCATCGTGCGCGCGCCAGGCGTCGCCGATGGCACCAACCTCGAAATCCAGACGGGCCAGCTCAACATCGGCAAAGCGACCGATGGCATTTCAAAGGTCATGACCGAAGTCACCAAAGGGGTTTTCGGGCCTGGCCTGGGGGGTAAAATCGCTGGCTTCGTTAATAACTTGTGGGGCAAGACCACACGAAACATCGTCGATTCCGGCATCCAGTTCGGCGGCAGCGTGCGCGATCTGCAAGGCGGCAGGGGATTTGATCAATACGCCAGTGTTAACACCACAACGTCGAGTTATTTCGGACTGAAAAAGAGTACGACAAACGCCCCACATACGGCGGCGCTGGGCGGCGAGTTGCCGGCGCAATTTGGTCTGGTATTCAAGGGTGTCGAGACTGCACTTTTAGAAACGGCCACGGTACTTGGTATTGGCGCCGATCACGTCAAAAAGTCGCTCGACGGACTGACCATCGACGAAACCAAGATTTCGCTCAAGGGACTGACCGGTGACGCCCTGACCGAGGCGCTGAACGCGGTGCTCTCGAAAACAATGGACGATATGTCGGCCGCAGTCTTCCCGCAGATGGATGCGTTTCGCCAGGTCGGCGAAGGGTACACGGAAACGATCGTCCGGCTGGCCTCGAACTACGGAGCGCTCGACCACGCGCTTTCCTCGATCGGCATGACGTTCGGCGCCACCGGCATCGGCAGCTTAGCCGCGCGCGAGAACTTGATCGACCTGGCCGGCGGCATCGACACGCTGTCCGAACAGGCCAGCAGCTTTGCAGAGAACTTTCTGAGCGACGCCGAACGCCTGGCGCCGGTTCAGAAGTACGTAACCGACGAGCTTGCTCGCCTTGGGCAGTCCGGTATTAAAACGCGCGACGATTTCAAGGCAGCCGTTGTGGGTCTGTCCCAGAGCGGCGCCCTGGCCACGAAGGCAGGTTCGGAAATGTACACGGGCTTGATGTCCCTGCAGGAAGCGTTTGCCGCCGTGGTACCGGCGCTGGAGAAGACGAGGACCGCAGCCGAAAAGCTCACCGAGCGCAACGGCCTGATCGATCAGCGCGATGAACTGACGATGACCCCGCACGAAATGGGTGTGAAGCGTCGGAATGGGGTCGATCAATCGAACTGGGACCTTTATGACGAGGTGGAAAATTTGACCAAGGCCAAAACTTTGGCCGAGACCAATAAGAAATATCTGGACCAGATCGATGCGCTCGCAACTTCCACCCGGTCGCTGTCCGAGCAACGCGCCAGGGAGATCGTAGGCATGGATGCGTCCACGGTCGAGATTATCAAGCGGCGCAACGCACTGCAGGACGAGGCTGCTGCGGCGACGCTGGCTGCGACGAATCGGAAGATTGAGATTCAGAACATGGAGCTGAGCGGCAACAAGCTCGGCGCCGTGGCTGCCGCACGGGCTGATGAACTCGTCGGCCTGGACGCATCAACCGCCGCGCTCATCAAGAATCGCAACGCGCTGCAGGACCAGGCGGCTGCGGCGGACAACGCCGTCGCCGGCGCCGGCACGGCCCTGAGCAACGTCAAGTCCGCGGTGGAACGCGACAAGGCATTTCTTGAGCAGGAATATCAGCGCAAGGTCGATGACTTGAAGGCTCGCGCGGACGGCACCAAAGAACAGATCAGCGCAGTCAACGCCCGCGCCGATGCTGTACGTGGTGTCTTCGACAAGCTCAACGATGCTCTGGCGTCGACGGTCATCGAGGTGAATTTCTTCGACCGGGCACAGCGGCGCTCCGCCCAGGAGCTGCTGGCGCGCGCGGCGATTACCACGCGCGGGGGCGGCACGGCTGACATCCAGGGACTGGACGAGGCACTTGCGACGATCGCCAAGCCGTCGCAGCAGCTCTTCAGTTCGTTCGAGGAATGGGCGCGGGACCAAGCGCGAACGGGCAGTAACATCGCCGCGCTGAAGAACAACGCCAAGGCCGAGATCGACTTCGCGGCGCTGACGGTGGACGCGATCAACAAGGCTGCCGGCGCCGCGCAGGCCGGCGGCGAGGCGCAGCTCCGGATCATGGCCGAGCAGCACGCGGCAGAGATGGCGGCACAGGACAGCATCGTCACGACTGCCCAGGCGCAGCTCGACCAGGCGCGAGGGTTGAATACCACCCTGCTGTCGATCGCTGATGCGCTCCTGGCTTTCGGGGTCGCTGTGCAGGCCGTGAAGGATGCACCGCCGCCGCTATCGGTCGAAGGGTTGTTCCAAAAGGTGCTCGGTCGCAAAGGGGAGAAGAGCGGTATCGACTTCTGGACAAAGGCGTACGGCGATTCCGTCGACAACACCGAGCTGGCCGACTTTATAAAGGCGGCGCGGCCGGAACTCGATGCGCGGAAGAACGGCACTTTGGCTGAATTTCTGCGCACGCACGGCGTTCCTGGGTACGCCAATGGCGGCGACTTCGGCGGTGGCGTGCGCCTGGTTGGCGAGCACGGCCCTGAACTTGAGGCGACCGGGCCGGCGCGAATTTTCGACGCTAACCAAACCCGCTCGATGCTGAACGGTGGAGGAAACGCCGATGTCGTCGCGGAGCTGCGCGAGGTGCGGCGCGAACTCGCTGAGCTGCGCACGCCGATCGAACAAACCGCTGTGGCGAGCGGCAAGTCGGCCGGCAGCACCGACCAGCTGGCGAAGCAGTTCAATAACGTCAGCGCCGGCGGAAACTTAATCAGAGTGAAAGTGATCCCCGCATGAGCCAACCCTGTAGCGTCCTGGCGCCGGTAGCGATCACCGGCGCCATGATCGTAAGCTCAACAGTTCCCGAAACGGACTACCCCACTTTTTCGATGTTGAAGGCGTATGCGCTGGGGGAGCGGTGCATCAGCACCGTGACCCACCGAATTTACGAAAGCGTGTCGGCATCGTCAAACGTGGGCCACGATCCGACCGACCTCATCAATCAATTTGGTGCGGTCCCATGGTGGGTCGACCAGGGGCCGACGAATTTGTGGGCGATGTTCGACGGCTACGTCTCGACGAAAAGCGCGGCATCGCCGTTGAACATCACCTTGCGCGTTGGCGCGTTCAACGCCGTCGCGTTGTTCGGACTGGAGGCGGACGGTCTGAACATCACCGTCCGCGACGCACCGGGAGGGAACATCATTTATAGCTACTCGGGCGCCCTTGAGAGTTCGGCGCCAGCCGACTATTACGAGTATTTCTTCGATCGCTTCAAGCCACAGAGCGACTTTATCGCCACTGGGATTGAGCCGTTCAACAACGCAGAAATCACGATTTCCCTCTCGAGGGTGACCGGGCTTGCGAAATGTGGCCTTGTTGCGCTTGGGGACATGAAGCCGATTGGGCTGACGGAGTACGGCGCCAAGGTCACGCCGAATTCCTTCGCCTTTATCGACGTCGACAGATTTGGCCGCACGACGATTACTCCAGGCGCCAATACGACGGACATGAGCTTGACAGCCAAGCTCGGGATTGACGAAGCGGCCACAGTCGCGGAAACCCTCAAGCAGTTGCAGGCGGTCCCGTGCGTTTGGATTGCAACAGATCACGTGGACTATTCCCCGTTGCGCGTCTTCGGCCAAGGCAAGCCGACGATGTCTTTTGACGGCCCCCAAATTTGCACCGTTAATCTTGAAGTGAAAGGATTTATATAATGGCCGTGACCCCGCCTCCAACAATTACGCCGGCACCAACCCCCGCAATTCAACGCGGCGACCGCACGACATTTGCCAGCCGGGTGGATGCGTTCATCACCTGGCTGATTGCGGCCGTCGCGCAGTTCTCAGCCGTGGCCAGCAACGTATTCAGTAATGCCACCGACGCAGCGGCCAGTGCGTCCAGCGCCGGCACGTCCCTCACGAACGCGAACCTAGCCAAGTGGGCAGCGGAAACCGCACGTGACGCCGCCCAGACTGCCAAGGGACTTGCGGAGACTGCCAAGGGTCAAGCCGAGCAGGCCCGTGACGCTGCGGCTGCGAGCGCGGCCATGGCCAGCGGCGTCGTGGCATTCGTCGACTCGAATTCGATCGCGAAGGGGAGCGTCGACGCATCGAAGCAGGTACGCTTCGAGTGCGATGCGCTGATCCCAACGGGGACCGTGGTCCCATTGACGGTGCCGGCGGCCGGTGGGACCATCGCCACGCTGAGCGATTTGCAGGAGATGACCCGCGCGATGACGTATTACGATAATGGCGTAAGCACCGCAGTAGCGTACGCCCTCGGCGGAACCCAGCGCGTGGCGCCGCCATCGGGCGCGAAAACGATGAGCTTCACGGGGTGGCCGGCCGGAAGGCAGGCGGTACAGTTCCTGGAGCTAGTGAACATTGGCCTGGGTGGTACGCCGGCCTGGCCAGCGGGCACGCGGTTCATCCGGTACGACGGCGCGCTCCAGACGACAGCCGCCGCAGCGAATATCACTTGGCAGACGAGCGGCACCGATTACGTGATGGTCTCGACGCGTGACGGTGGTGCGACGCTCATCGTTTCCGTGCTGCGAGGCTGATCATGACGCCCATCGACGCACGCCGTGTGGGGTTTTATGGGAAAAAGTCGCGCACTCCGGTTACGCAAACTTTCAACACAAGTGGAACGTGGGTGGCACCGGCGACGACCACCATGGTCGACGCTTTGTCCGGGCGAGGGAGTAACGGGACTTCATCATCGGTAGTGGGCTCCAGTGCGATCACGGTGTATGTGTTCTATAACACAAGCGGAAGCGGCGGCACCGCAGGTAACTACGGCTGGCCCAGCGCCAATACTCTGTTGGATTCGACAAAGTCTTCCATCAACGCCGGCGGAAATCTGACTTATACCGAATACCAGATTTTTCAATATAGCAATAACACCTATCGCGTCGAAACTTTCACTAGGTCACTCTCTGGTGTTATCGGCAGCTCAGCCGGATCGTATGGCGCGGGCGGTTGGACGCCATTTGGCAATATCAGCGCTGGAGGTGAGGGCGTGGTGACGTGGAATCACACCGGCCCGCCGACAAACGGCGATCCAAGTACCGCACTTGGGAAAACGTTTCCGGGCGGGACGGGGGGGCCGGCGCCGACGACCAACTTCACCAGCGTGGCCGTCACGCCTGGAACGTCGTACGACATCGTGGTGCCACCTGGCGGGACGATAACGTTCTCCTATTACCAGTAAGTCCTCGTTATGCCCTACATGGCCACCTTCGGGTGGCTCTTTTTTTCAAGGATACGAATGATGAATGACCAAGAGCGGGATGCGATGCTGGTGTCGATCAAGATGGCTTTGTCCGACAACACGCGCAAGACGGAGCAAATCCTGACGGCGTTTCCGTCCGGCGATACAGACGGGCATCGGCGCTACCACGAAGCTGTAATTGAATGGCGCGAGCTGCGCAATCGGTTGGTCCGCGAGGCACTGATCAAGGTCACGCAGGCCGGCGCGCTGGCCGGCGCCGCCTGGATCGCACTTGCGATGTGGCAGGCACTCAAAATCACGGTGAAACAATGATGCTGATCGACGACTGGCGCGTTGTGCTGCGTAGGGCCTGGAGCGTGAAATTCAACGTGGCGGCGACGCTCTTCGGCGCCGCAGAGGTGGCCGTGGCTATTTGGCAACCGCCCGGAATGCCGAACGGTGTTTTCGCCGGGGGTGCCGCAGCGGTCTCCATTTTCGCAAATGTCTCGCGCATCATGGCGCAGAAGGAATTGAATGGCACTGACAAATAAGCAGCGGGCCAGCTGGTGCGCGATTGCCGTGACGATGGTGGGTGGCTTTGAAGGGCTGCGCCAGGCGGCCTACCTCGATCCGGTCGGAATCCCGACGATCTGCTTCGGTGAGACCAAGGGTGTACGGCTGGGCCAGCGTGCCACGCTCGCGCAGTGCGACGCCATGCTGGCCGACTCGCTCGCCATCGCCAACGGCGCGGTGGACACCTGCATCCGGGCGCCGCTGCCCGATTACCGGCGCGCCGCCCTGGTGTCGTTCGCCTACAACGTCGGCCAGACCAGCCTGTGCGGGTCCACGCTGGCGCGCAAGCTGAACGCCGGCGATGTGCACGGCGGCTGCGATGAGCTGCTGCGCTGGGACAAGGCCAAGGGTGTCCGGCTGCCGGGGCTGACGAAGCGGCGCCAGGCTGAGCGCAACATGTGCCTCGTGGGGGCTACGTGAGCGCCCTGGGCACGCTGACCGCCGGCGTCACTGGCGGTATCTGGAAGATCGTGGCCGTGATCCTCCTGGCCGCCCTGCTGGTGGTGGGCGCGTGGACTGGCGGCGGCTGGTTCCTGGCCGCTCGGGACCGCGACGCCGTCCGGGTGGAACTGGTCGCCGAGCGCGCCGCGAACGCCAAACTGCGCGCCGGCATCCAGCTGCAGAACGATGCAGTCAAGGCAGCTGGCGATGCCAAGCTCCTCGCCGAGGAGCGCGGAAAGGCCGCCCAGCGGCAGGCTGAGGCCGCGGGCCGGCGCTTTGATGCGGCGCTGGCCAAGGTCGCCGGCGCACGCGCGACCACGTGCGACGAGGCCATGCCGACCGTGAACCTAATTTTGGAGGCTACCCGATGAAGCTTCTGATCCTGGCGGTACTGTTGCTGCTCACCGCCTGCGGCGCCGCGCCGGTGGTGCAAGAAGTGAAGGTGCCGGTGTACCGCTCCTGCGTCGCGGCGCAGCCGGCAAAGCCAGAATTCGGCGTCCGTACCCTGGCGCCCGATGCCAGCGACGGCGAGAAGGTGCTCGCTATTGCGCGGGATATCCCACTGCATCTGAAGTATGAAGCTGCACTAGAGGCGATCGTTGCGGGATGCCTTTAGCACCCGAACATGTGTAGAAAAAAACAGAGCGCCCGACTTGGTTGCGCTAACAACCCCATCGGGCCTCGATCCACTGAAATGACCAGTAAACCAAGCAAGGCTCTGTACCTTCCGGAAGGCGCGCGGAGTCTAGCACAAAATTTTATTCTAAGGTTTACTTATGGCAACACCTATCATCCCCTGGATTGGCGGCAAGCGTCGTCTGGCCGATCATCTGATCCCACAGTTCCCTGCACACAAATGCTACGTTGAAGTATTCGCTGGCGGTGCCGCCCTCTACTTCATGCGCCCGCCAGCAGAGGTCGAAGTAATCAACGACATCAATGGCGAACTGGTTCGTCTCTACCGGGTGGTTCAGAATCACTTGGAGGAATTCGTTCGACACTTCAAATATGCTCTGGCAAGTCGTGAAGTGTTTAAGTGGCATCAGGAGACCCCGCCAGAAACGCTGACTGACATCCAGCGCGCGGTGCGTTTCTTTTACCTGCAGCAGCACGCGTTCGGCGGGAAGGTCGATGGACAGAGCTGGGGAACCGCGACAACTGCGCCGCCGGTGAATCTCTTGCGCATCGAGGAAAACCTATCTGCAGCCCATTTGAGGCTGTCTGGCGCCTTCATCGAAAACATGGACTGGTACAAGCTCATAGAACGGTATGATCGCCCGCATACGCTGTTTTACCTCGACCCGCCATATTGGCAGACAGCTGGCTACGGCGTTGCGTTTGGGCTGGCAGAGTATGAAAAGATGGCGGGTATCATGGCTCGCCTGCAGGGGAAGGCCATCTTGAGCTTGAATGACCATCCCGATATCCGGCGCATTTTTGCAGCTTTCGACATGGACACGGTACCAATCTCGTACACCGTGGGCGGCGGCGGCAAGGCTGTCGATCGTAACGAGGTCATCATTTACAGCTGGGATCGAAGCCATGACCCAGTTGGTCTTTTCTAACTAACGTACAGGCGCTGAGTAGGACGCGTTCCTTCTCAGCCGCCTGTGCATGTCGCAATTCAACATGCCAAGTAACGCTGCGTAGCCACTTATGCCAAGGCGCCCACCTGTTCCGCATGGGAGGCAACGCCCACTTCTCGCCGGCGACACATATCCCTCCACGGCACAGCTTTGCCATGCCACCGGAGCAATGTGCAGACGTCTGCACACTAAGCGTCTAAGAATCGCCACACTGTATGCGTGGACTGGTACGAGCTCATGGAACGGTATGACGCCCACATACGCGCTTGTACCTTGACCCGCCATATTGGCAGACAACGGGCTACGGCGTTGCGTTCGGCTTGGCGGAGTACGAAAAGATGGCGGGTATTATGGGTCGCCTGGAGGGTATGAGCATGTGCACGACACGCCGCTGCATTTTTAAAAATATAATGAACAGCCTGAGGCTGTACCGTTGAATTTAGCATAAACGCTCCCTCCGCTCGTGAGATCTTATTGGATGGAAATCGAATTTTTCGGAAATGTTGTTTTTTAGACCAATTATGGATAAAAATCTTCCTTCCTGTTAGCCTTGCTCGGCAGCCAAGTTGTGAAGATTTTGTCGATAACCTAAATTCTGAGGGCCTCATGAGATTTAAATCACCTATAGCAATGTTTTTGCTGGGAATTAATTTCGCAGTAGCATCTGTGGCGGTAGCCGACAGTACTAATGTGCAATCGAAACCACGGGCATTAGAACCAGTTACTAAGATCGCCCATTTCACTGGCGATAACACACTGACGATGTGTGCGATGAAGGCACCGTCATCCTGCGAACAAATTTCCATGCCGGTAAGTGTGGGTGACGTAAAACAAATTGTTTACGGACACTATAATTTTCAACTCCCGGGTTCATGGCTCGCGTTTGACGCCGAAAAGGTAAGCCTTTGTCTTTACAAAAAAGGCAGCGTGATAGCGAATTGCGAGGAGATCGGTCCGGTCAATTATAAGGGCGTAACTGTTACCTACGAAACTGTGGATGGCGTGCCTGGGCTGATTTTTAAGCACAAGCAGCTGCCTAAAGAAGATTCTCGGGGAATTATTAAGGAGTTTGAGGAAAAGGTTTTTGCTGCGGCGAAAAAGCTAGCGAAAAAAAATGAGCCGAGTGCCAGTAAAGACACAGCTCTATGTAAGGGAGAGTCATGTACTCCCACAACCACTATTGAACCAGATATGGTGGTGGAAATCACTGCGCCATTCCCGGACAATTTTTTTGCCGGGACAGTTGAAATGGTTACGCTATCGTGGGGTGACGGTGACGGTCCGCCTGAGGTGCCAGATCCGATGCCAGATGGAGTTGCGCCGTCAGATTACCTTAAAGCGCGTGATCCAGCTGGTATGGTAGCTTGCACGGCAAGCTACTACAAAGTGTATGTAACGATGGCAACTGGATGCGTTACAAGTAATATGGGGCCAACTGGCATGAGAATATGCTTGGAACGCTCGCTGAGCGCATATTACAACAATTTGAAAACCGAATGCTACGATAAGTATTTCTAA